GGGGTAAAAAGAAACGAGGTAAGTAGTGGATTTTATGGCGATATATGGCGAAGCTGGAATGATAGGAGTGGTTGGTGCAATGTTTGTTTACCTAGTTGTATCAATGTCTAACAAGTCAGCAAAACAACAGGAAACGCTAGAAAATTTAAAAGTAGAGAACAAAGGACAATCTGAAACATTAGAAAATATGGAAGGTATGATTATAAAACTTATTAATAGATGGAATCAATCTGATGATAAATTAGATAGGAAGTTTGATGCTCTTACTAAAGAAGTAAATGATTTAGACAATCAAGTTTCAGAAATTAAGGGTTCTCTTAGCAGAATAAATGGGAAGCATTAATGGACAGTTTAAAAGTTTCAGCTTTATCGTTTGCTAACTATGGCATTCATCTAGCTAATATTAATTTAATACTACAGTTAGTCATAGGTGTTATGACTATCGTGTATTTAGGATATAAAATAAAAAACATAAGGAGTAAATAATTATGTTAATGAAAATGATTGCAGATGAATTGCTATCTGATAACACAAAAGATGAGATTATTGATGAACTTAATAAGTCTATTGATATTCCAATAATTAGTGAAAAAACAGAAAAGGCTATTCTTGAAGCATTATGGAAAATTATCAAGGGTATCTTAATGAAGAAGTTAGGCGTATAGTGCCTAAGGCAAAAAGAAAACCTAAGTCTCCAGCTTGGACAAGAAAAGCAGGGAAGAATCCTAAGGGTGGATTAAATGCTAAGGGCAGGGCTAGTTACAAAGGTGGAACCCTAAGAGCACCTGTAAAGTCTGGTGACAATCCTAGAAGAGCTAGTTTTCTTGCTAGAATGGGTGGGATGCCCGGGCCTGAAAGAAAGAATGGTAAGCCTACAAGGTTGCTACTTTCTTTAAGAGCTTGGGGTGCTAGTTCAAAAGCAGATGCTAAAAGAAAAGCTAAAGCTATTAGTGCAAGAAATAAAGCTAAGAAAGCAAGGGGCAAAAAGAAATGAATAAAAAAGTAAGAGCACCTAAAGGCTATCATTGGATGAAGTCTGGTTCAAGTTACAAACTTATGAAGCATAGTGGTAAATTTAAAGCTCATAAGGGAGCTAGTATAATGGCTGACTTCAAGGTGCAAATGAAACATTCTAAACCAAAGAAGAAGTAATGGCTAAAAGAGTTAGTTGGAAATGGGGTGGCAAAACTTATTCTGGAACATTAATAAGAGAAACTAAGACTCATAAGTTTGCTAGAACTAAGAATGGAAAAGTTAAAAAGATTAAGAAATAATGGCTAGAAAATTTAAGAAAGTTCCTAAAACAAAAAGAGGTGTTCCTAAAAAATATGTTAAAGGTTCTAAAAACAAAAAGAAATCAGAGTCTGAAATACTTAGGACTAGAAAGCTTTATAAATCTGGTAGGTTAACACCTGCCATGATGGATAAAATATCAAAGCAAAGGAGTAAAAGTGGCAAAAGGAAAACCAAAGTCAAAAAGCGGAGGAAGTAAAGCTTCCGTTATAAATAAGTACGCTAAGAGTTCAGGTATATCAAAGTCCACACTAAGCAAAGTTTACTCTAGAGGACTTGGTGCTTTTTATTCTAGTGGCTCTAGACCCGGAGTTAGTGCCCATCAATGGGCGGCAGGCAGAGTTAGAAGCTTTGCTACAGGCAAAGGTGGAGCTAGAAAAGCAGACTCAGATTTGTTTCGTGGTGGTAAAAAGAAAGCTACTAAAAGAAAAGTTACTAGAAAAAAAGTTACCAGAAGAAAAAAGAAGTAGGTATCTTATGTATAAGTTTGGAAGAAAAAGTAAAGAAAGATTAAAGGGTGTAGACCATAGACTTATCAAAGTATTAGATGAGTTGATTAAGATAATGGATGTTACTATTATAGAAGGTTTACGAAGTGAAGAAAGACAAAAAGAGTTATTGGAAAAGGGAGCCACGAAAGTAAAGTATTCAAGGCACATGGAGGGTAAGGCGGTAGATTTAGCTCCCTATCCAATAGACTGGGAAAATAGAGACGGATTTCACTATATGGGTGGAATGATAAGAGGTATAGCTCATCAGTTAGGTTTAAAGATAAGATGGGGTGGCGACTGGAATAGTGATGGGGATGTAAAAGATAATGGCTTTGATGACTTAGTTCACATAGAAATAAGAGATTAAATGCCAAAAAGATTTTTTACATTAAACAACTTCGGAAGAGGGATTAATAACGTAAAGAACCCTAGAGATTTAGCTGTTGGTGAGTCTGCAGAGTGTATAAATTGGAATGTTTCTAAGAATGGAGAGTTGATACCACGCTCAGAATGGCACACAGCAACTGATGGTTCAGCATTGACACTAAGTCAGAACACAGTTCCTGTTCATACGGCATCTTTAAATCCCGGGTACGGCTTACATTACTTTGAAGCAGATGACCCTGTTGGCGTTAGAGGTGCTACTGTACGTTCTCTTGGAAGTTCTGGTGGAAATGTAGATGGAACAGACCCTACTGGTGGCAAGTATGCTTTAGCTTTTTATGACAATAATAAGATATTTATAAATGATATTGATTTTTGGGTTACAAATAATGTAGTTCCAAGTTCTACTGGTTTACCTATAAAAATAATAATTAGTGGAGCAAGCAACTCTGCAAACAACGGAACTTTTACTGTCCAGTCTTTATTAAGTCTGACTAGTAGTGCTACTTTTGATGTTGATTTTTTTACTCATACCTGCAACCTAACTAGTGGAGATGCTACGGTTACTCATAGTGGGGGAACAGATGCTACAAATAATTTAGCAGTTGGAAAACGTATCACAGGTGCAGGAGTTCCTTCAGGTACAACGATTGCAAGTATTACAGATGCTACAACATTTGAAATGAGTGCTACTGCTACTGCAACTCATACAAAACTTCTTACGTTTAGCCATATATTTACAGCTACTGCAGGTTTATCTGGAGTAGTTCTTGACTTAAAAGAAACTTCACTTGTAGACGAATCTGTTGCTGATAATACAGATATAACATTTAAAAGAACAGGTTTTGTTGGAGATTTCTTTTTAGCTTTGGGAAACACTGATGATGGTAAGGTAGATATTTATGTTGACAGTAACGATGATTTTACTACAGATGCTGTAACGCTTTTAAATGAGGCTGATGGTAATGAAAAACCAGAGTTTGTTTACTATTATGCAAACAACTCATTAAGGGTAGCTGATGGAAACCATAGAAACGAATCGACTCCTAAGTGGTATGGTCATATAGAAAGAGACCAGTTTTTATTAACAAGTGGAGCTATTGGCACAGTAGTAGAACCTAATATGTATGAAGAGTCAAATACGTTAGCAAGACCTACTGCATGCAAAAGAACTGGTAGTGCTTCTTTAAATGGAACGGCTGAGTATAATGTAGCTGGAGGAGCAGGTTGGGGGTTATGTGTAGAAAAAAGCACAGAAGATGGAGAATGGGAAGGTAAAGATTATGAGTTTGGTGGTACTTTTATATATGACGGTAATCAAGAATCTTTAATACAAGAGTTTTCAGGTGGCTCATTTACGCATGACGATGGAAAGAAGTTTAATATAAATGTTTACGCAAATACAATAGGGACAAGTTCAACTAGCGATTATCCAAAAAGATTAAGTGGTGGTAGAATATATATAAGAGAAGCAGGTAGTAATGACGAATGGATTTTATTTGTTGATATAAGTGTTAAGGATGGAGCTAGAGTTCATTTAGGAGATGAGTATTATCCTTGGAAGGCAGATGGAGATGGAGAATTTAGAATATCTAATACCGTAACTCATGGAGATTTTGATTTAAAATCTTCTAGGCCTAACATAGAAGACTATGTTTTATTAAATGGTTTTTCTCCGTCAACTAAGCAGATAGCCTTTGGTCAAACAGGGTCTGGCTATAAAACAGCAGTAGTTGCTGGCTCAAGAGCTTTTGTTGCAAATGTAAAGTATGATGAGGGAGGTGTTGGTTCTACTTCAGAAAGTACATCATTTGAGCATTTTGGAGACCGTATAATGTTTAGTGAAATAGACAAATATGATACGTTTCCAGCCCATAACAAATTAGATGTTACAAAGGGAGATGGGGAAGACTATAGTTGCTTAGCTTTTTACGCAGATAGATTGCTTGCTTTTAAGCAAAGAACTCTTCAGATATTAAACATAGCTTCAGTATCACCTGCTGGTTGGTTTCTAGAACAAACGGTTCCGTATGCAGGTGTACAGTTTCCTTACTCTGTTTGCAACACAGAATACGGAATACTGTGGGCAAATAATAATGGTGCATATTTATTTGATGGCTCTTCTGTTGTTAATCTAACTGAAGGAAAGATAGCAGACACAGGTCAAACACTTATATCTGGAGTAGGATGGTCAAACTTTTCTAACGCTGTTGTAGGATATATACCAGAAGCAAAACAAGCTATATTTATAGACAAAGCCTTAGATGCTGAAGATGCTTTTTATTACGACTTTAGATATAAAAGCTGGTACTTTGGTAAAGATGCGGCTCCAAATACAAATAATGCTGGACTTAGTTCTGGAACTACCTACGATGCACATATATCTAACATGGTAAATGACAGTCAGGGACAGCTTATAGTTGCTTATGACACAGATGATGTAGATGTAAATGGAGCTGGCACAGGTAAAGTTATACTGACTTATCATCAAACTGCTGAGCAACCACATACCTACTATAGATTACAAACTCCAGACTTAGATTTTGGAGAACCGGGTTTAAGTAAAAAAGTTTACAATATGTATATAAATTATAGGCATAGCGGTGGCACGGCTATCAACGATTCTGAAATTGAATACATGGTTAACAATAACGGAACTTGGGTTGCTTTAAACGGTACAGGCTCTGAAATACCTCAAACTAACGCATCTCAAACATATTACAATACTGTTAAGATACCTGTTGTAGGTCAAGGAGGTGGTGTTGATGAACCAATAAACCCATTTCAAAGCATAGCATTTAGATTTAACTTTGATTCATTAGCTCAAGATTCTAAGTTTGCTTTGAATGATATAGTAATAGAATATAGAACTCTTAGAAAGAGGGCGGCATAGTGCAGAGAGATATAAGAAGATTAACAAATTCAAAAGGTGCTTCTTTAGATACATCCGCACCTGTAACTAGAGGTACACCAGAGGGTACAACTACCTTTACACTAAGTCCTAATAGACAGTTAGCAATGGTGAGAAAACAGAGAGGTAAGCTTTATAAAACATTTTTATCTGACAATGGAGACCAGTTTGTAGAGAGAACTTTAACTACTAGAAGGTTAAAGTATACTCAGTCTTTTATTGACTATAGAACTTTTATGCATAATTTTAATGTGGATTTAGATGCAAGTGAGGTTTATTTACCTTGGGCTAGTACTGATGAGTTGTTAGCAACAAGAAGTAGTGTAGGATTTTTAAGTCCATTTAAAATGATATGTCATAAAATACTATTTAAGATACCAATTATAGAAGACAATGCTGATGACATACTTTTTAAAATTAAAAAAATTGACGATGGTGACGATACTGTAGATGAGGTTTGTAATTTTACATACAGTACAACTACAGTTGACAACACTATCATTACTATTAACCAAACAGACTGGAATAATTCACCAGTTATAGAGCCAAATGATGTTGCTTTTATATCTATAACTGCTTCTGATGCAGGCATAACTACTTCTGCTAAAGAGTTTTTTGCTACATCAATTTGGAAAACAGAAGTTACAATTTAAGGGAATATTATGAAATACAATACACTTAGAGATTATATGGGAGGCGGTCGTAATATGCCCATGTCCTACCAAAGAGGAGGTAGAGGAGCCAGAGCCATAATAGGTGGTGCTGGTCTCAGCAGAGGTTATAGAGATTTACAAGACCAACTTGCAGAAATGTCTACAAAAGCAACTAGTGCAAGAGATAGAATCTTAGGTTTTGGTAAAGCAGGAGCAGGTTTATTAAGTTTAGCGGCTCC